CGCGCCCGCCGCCGCCGAATGGCGTCGCGTCGCGCCCCTGCTACGGGCGGCGGGGCTCGTGACCCCGACCGAGCGCGCCGCGCTCACGGCGCTATGCCAGCAATGGTCGATCTATCTCGGCGCGCACGCGCAAGTGCGCGGGCTCGGGATGTGTATCGAAACGCGCAAGGGCCCGATGCCGAATCCATATCTCACGGTCGCGGATCGTGCACTCGCGCATTGCTCGCGCCTATGGTCTGAGCTCGGGCTAACCCCGCCCGGGCGCGCTCGCGCGAAAAAACTACCCGCGACCGACGACGAGAAACCGTCGAAATGGGCGGGGTTACTCACGTGAGAAAAGGGCTCGTCGCGTACCCGTTTCAATTGCGCCCCGGGGTATGGATTTCGATACGACTGCCCGTCGATTTCGACGCGGCAGACTATCGACGGATCGTCGCGTATCTCGACGCGCTCGCGTTGCCGGTACTCGACGAGACTACGAAACCCATCGTAGGCACGTGACCCCGCGCCGCGCGATCACAAACGGACCAAGTAGAAAAGTCGAAATCATTAACCGACTCACGCATACGAAAGGGCCTTTCGCGGGCGAATCCTTTCGTTTGCGACCGTGGCAGGAAAAGCGAATCATCCGACCCCTTTTCAAAATCGATCCGAAAACGGGCAAGCGGCAATATCGAATGTGTCTGCTTATGATGCCCCGCAAAAACGGGAAAACCGAATTGATCGCGGCACTCGCGATCGATGGGTTACTCTTCGACGGGGAAATCGGCGCCGAGGTTTATAGCGCCGCCGCCGATAAGGATCAAGCGGCACTCTGCTTTCACGTCGCGGCACAAATGATCCGAAACGATGCCGTGCTATCGGCGCGCGTCGATATTATCGATTCACAGAAACGGATCGTCGATCATAAAACGGGCTCGTTTTACCGCGCGATTTCAGCGGAAGCGTACACAAAGCACGGGCTAAACGCGTCGCGGGTACTCTTCGACGAAGTGCACGCGCAGCCAAACCGCGAGCTTTGGGATGTACTTACGAGCTCGACGGGCGCGCGGGCTCAACCCCTTACGGTCGCGATTTCGACTGCAGGGTACGACCGTAATTCGATCCTGTACGAGCTTTACTCTCACGCGAAAAAAGTCGAAGAAAACCCCGAGCTTGATCGCGCGTTTCTGCCCGTGATTTTCGAAGCGCCGATCGGCGCCGATTGGACCGACGAAAAGGTATGGCACAAGGCAAACCCCGCGCTCGGGGATTTTCGGTCGCTCGACGAAATGCGCGCCGCGTGCGCGCGAGCAAAGGAAATCCCCGCGCAGGAAAACGCGTTTCGTCGTTTGTATCTCAACCAATGGACCGAGCAAGCGTCGCGATGGATCGCGCTCGCGTCGTGGGATGCGTGCAAAGTCGAGATCGACCGCGCGAGCTTAAAGGGGCGCCGTTGTTTTATCGGGCTCGACTTATCGAGTACGGGGGATCTCACGGCGGCGGTCGCGGTATTCCCCGACGACGACGGTTTCGACGTGCTGCCGCATTTCTTTATCCCTGCCGAACGGATCCCGCAACGGGTTGCCCGCGACCGCGTACCGTATGACGTTTGGAAACGCGACGAGCTCATCACCGCGACGCCCGGGTCGGCGGTCGACTATGAATACGTGCGGAAATTGCTACTCGAATGGGATCAAGAATTCGACGTGCGCGTCGTCGCGTATGACCCGTGGAATGCGACCGACTTAATAAACCGACTCGAAAAGAACGACGGTTTCACGTGCGCGAAAATGCGGCAAGGGTTTGCGACGCTGAGCGCGCCGAGTAAGTCGCTCGAAAAGTCGATCGTCTCGAAACGGATCCGCCACGACGGGCACGCGGTTTTGCGTTGGAATATCGCGAATATGAGCGTCGAAACCGACGCGGCGGGCAATATCAAACCTTCGAAGGAATTATCGACGGAGCGAATCGACGGCGGGTACGCGCTCATAATGGCGATCGACGCAATGGAACGGAACGATCACAAGCCCCCGCCGAAATATCAAATGCTCATCTTGGGGTAACGACAATGGCGAAACGCCCGGGCAGACCCCCGCTTGATCGCTCGTCGAAATCCGTCGTCGTTTCACTCACACTGCACGCGAAAGCATTCGATCGGGTCTATCGTCTCGCGCGGGACGGGCGTTTGACGGTGCCCGAAGTGATACGGCGCGAGCTCGATAATTCTGCAAATAAAAAAACAGAAAATAACGGCGCGTGAGCTCGCGGGCGCATCATCGCCCGTGCAGTGATCGACGAATTGCACGCGGCGCGCACTCGCGAAGTATTCGACGCGCTTACGAGCTCGACGAGCTCGCGCGGGATACATCACGCGCACGCGATTCTAGAAATTAAAGCGGCCGAAGGATCGGCGCGTCGGTTTTCCGGGGTTGCCACGACTCCCGCGACCGACCGCGCAGGGGAAAGCATCGATCCCCTAAGCATCCGATTTACAAACCCGCTTCCCCTGCTACTACACCACGATCAAAAGCAACCCGTCGGGCTCGTTTGGCTACATGCCCCGACCGTCGACGGGATCCGTTTCACCGCTGAAATTCCGACCGTCGACGAGCCCGGGCCCCTTCGCGATTTGCTCGATACCGTTTGGCAGCAATTAAAAGCGGGTCTCATTCGCGGCGCGTCGGTCGGTCTCTCAATGCTCGACCGCGCGGGGAATTCGATCCGCAAGGGGCGCCGATTAATCGGCGCCGAAGTCTGCGAATTATCGCTCGTGACCGTGCCCGCGAATATCCACGCGACGATCGACGTAATTAAGTCGCTCGACTCCGCGTTTCTGCCCGCGCCCGGGCCCATTGCTTCCGGCGTTTCGGATCGTTCAATCGTGACCGACCGCAAGGGGTCGGCAATCATGACGACTGCAGAAAAAATCTCGCAATTCGAAAACTCCCGCGCCGCCAAAGTCGCCCGCATGGGCGCGATCATGAATGACGCGACGGGCGAATCGACGATCCCCGACGACAAGCGCGACGAGTACGACGGGCTCGTACTTGAAGTCAAATCGATCGACGGGGATCTCGTGCGTTTTCGTGAGCTCGAAAAAATCAACGCGGGTAGCGCGGCGCGCGTCGAGTCGCCCGTACGGATGCCCGTGGTATCGATCAAATCAAACGTCGAGCCCGGGACCGCATTTGTACGCGCGGCAATGGCAATACTCGCGACGAAGGGCTCGCGCTACGAAGCGATCGAATATGCGAAGCGATGGGAAAAAGAGACGCCCGAAGTCGGATTGTTTCTAAAAGCGGCAGTCGCCCCGGGCAATACGACGGATCCCGCATGGGCGGGCGCGCTCGTGACCACGCAAAACATCACGTCGGAATTTATCGAGCTCAGCCGACCCGCGACGATTCTCGGGCGGATCCCGGGGTTTCGACGCGTACCGTTTAACGCATCGGTACCGATTCAAACGGCGGGCGGCACGTACGGATGGGTCGGGCAAGGCAAAGCCAAGCCCGTAACCGCGCTCGCGTTTGGCTCGACGAAGCTCGATATCTCGAAGGCGGCGGGCATCATCGTACTGACCGAAGAGCTCGTGAAAATGAGCAACCCCGCCGCTGAGGGGATCGTGCGCGCCGACATGATCGCGGGCATCGCGCAATTTCTCGACTCGCAATTCATCGACCCCGCAGTCGCGGCAGTCGCGGGGCAGAATCCCGCGAGTATCACAAACGGGATTGCGGGGGTCGCGTCGACGCAAAACCCGTATGAAGATTTGCACGCGCTACTTTCGAAATTTGCGGCGGCAAATGTGCCCCTTCGCGGCGCGAGTCTCATTCTTTCGGAGACAAACGCGCTCGCGATGGGTTTCCTTCGCGACGCAAACGGCAATCGGGTTTTCCCGAATATCAGCGTCAACGGGGGCACGGTCGAAGGGTTTACCGTTGTCACGAGCAACGCGGCGGGTACAAACGTAATTCTCGTGCAACCCCAAGCGGTGCTATATGCCGACGACGGCGGGGTTTCGATCGATGTCTCGCGGGAAGCATCGGTGCAAATGGATAGCGCGCCGATGTCGCCCGCCGACGCGACGACGGTACTCGTCTCGCTTTGGCAAAACAATCTCGTCGGGTTGCGCGCAGAGCGTTTTATCAATTGGAAGCGCGCGGTCGACTCGGGCGTCGCGCTCGTAACAGGCGCCGCCTATCCCGCAGTCGCGACCCCCGCCGCGACTCGCGCCGCCTAAATCGGCACTCTCACGCGGGCGCGGGGGCATCCCCCGCGCCCGCGCGGGATCCCCGCCATGAAGCTCGAAATTCTCGGGTACGAAATCAGCGCACGCAAAGCGGCGAATCTCCGACCGATCGACTCGGCGGGAATAAACCGCGCGGGGCTATGGGCTCACGTCGTGCGCGAGCCCTATACAGGGGCATGGCAGGAAAACGCAGAAATTAGCTCAGAATCGGCGGTCTCGTACTTCGCGGTTTTCGCGTGCGTAACGCTCGTCGCGGCAGACGTCGCGAAAATGAGATTGCGACTCGTCGAGCGCGACGACGAGGGGGTATGGAGCGAAATATCGAACCCCGCATATTCGCCCGTACTGCGTCGACCGAATCGGTACCAAACGACGATTAAATTCGTCGAGCAATGGGTTACATCGAAGCTCGTGCACGGCAACGCGTACGCGCTACTTGAACGCGACGCGCGGGGCGTCGTGCGCGCGATGTACGTACTCGACCCGACAAAGGTTTTTCCGCTCGTCGCGGCCGATGGCGCGGTGTATTACGAGCTCCGAAAAAACGAGCTCGCGGGCATCGGGGAATACCCCGACCGTCTCGTCGTGCCCGCGCGGGAAATTATTCACGATCCGATGATTTGTCTTTTTCATCCGTTGATCGGAGTAACCCCGCTGTACGCGTGCGGGTTGTCTGCCCTGCAAGGGCTCACGATTCAGCAAACGAGCAATAAGTTTTTCGCGAAAGGGGCAAAGCCCGCAGGGGTACTTACCGCCCCGGGGGAAATTGCCGACGAAACCGCCGCGCGACTGAAAGAGTATTTCGAGTCGGAATTTTCGGGCGACAAAGCGGGGAAGGTAGCAGTCGTGGGCGACGGGTTGAAATACGAGCCCATGACGGTAAACGCAGCCGACGCGCAGTTAATCGAACAATTGCGTTGGACGGCGGAAACGATTTGCGCGTGCTATCACGTGCCCGGTTTCATGATCGGAGTCGGCGCGGCGCCGCCATTCGCTAACGTCGAGCCGATGCAGCAAATGTATTACTCGCAATGCATACAGAGCTTGATCGCGAGCTTCGAAAGCGCGCTCGACGAAGGGCTCGGGCTCGCGGGGTCGGATCTCGGTACCGAATTCGATATCGACGATCTGATTTACATGGATACGGGCACGCGCACGAAAGCGGCAAGCGAAGCGATCGGGTCGGGCGCGATGGCGCCGAACGAAGCGCGTAAAAAGTACTTCGGTCTCGGCAGCGTGCGCGGGGGCGATACCCCATACATGCAGCAACAAAACTACAGTCTCGCGGCACTCGACGAGCGCGACCGTAACGACCCATTCGAAAAGAGCGCGCCGCCGCCCGCGACCCCGCCGCCCGCGTTGCCCGCCGCCGACGAGCCCGACGAGAAACCCGAGCCCGCGACGAAGCGCGCCCCGTGGCAGTCGGTCGCGGTCGCGTTGCTCGAAAAAAATTGGACGGGGTTAAGCGATGGGATCTGAAGAGCTCGACGAAGATACCGCGCTCATCGTCGCGGCAATCGAGACCGCTATCAAGGGGGCGATCGCGCCCGTTGTGGGGCGCGTGCGCGAGCTCGAAACGGTCGCGGGGGGTCTCGGGTCTCTCGGCGCCCGTCTCGACGCCATAGAAGCGCGTGAGCCCGTACAGGGCCCCCCGGGCCCCCCGGGCCCCCCGGGCCCTGCAGGGGTCGACGGGGCGCCCGGGCTCACGTATGCGGGGGTTTACGTCGCGGGCAAAGCCTACGGGCGGGGCGACTGCGTAACCTTTGGCGGGTCGCTTTGGCACTGCAACGGAGAAACGATCGCCCGCCCGGGCGACGGGGCTCGCGAATGGTCGCTCGTCGTGAAACGCGGTCGGGACGGTGCCCGATGATGTCGTACGGGTTTATCTATTCCCCCGAGCTCGCGGGGTTGCCCCGGGATGGGGAATTGAAGATTGCCGCGCCCGCGCTCGTCGCGGTGCCCGCCGTCGGGCGACTCTATTTCAGCAATCTCGACCATACGGGCGCGTACGTGCGGTCGATTTTGCTCGCGTATCCCGTGGGCACGACGGTTTACGTCGAGCGCGACCCGTCGACGTTTGCGAGCTTTCGTATTCGGTCGATCCCGATCGGCGGTACGGGTTTTGTCGAGATCCCCGTACTCACGGTCGCGAGCTCGGGCGTACTCGACGCGGGGCTCGTCGACGTTTCGTTTATTGCCGAGACCCGCGAGCTCGGGCGCCCGCGCGACGCGGCAACGGATCCCGATCTGGTAACGCTCGCGACCGCGAAAGCGCATTTACGCGTGACCGACAACGATCACGACGTCGATATACAGCAAAAAACCCGCGCCGCGAGCGCGACGATCCGCGATTACCTGAAGAGCAGAAACGACGAGACGTGGACCCCGGAAACGTGCCCGCCGTGGATAGCGGCGGCGGTGCTGTTATTGCTCGCGCATTTGTACGAGCATCGGGGCGACGAATTCGGGAACCAAAACGATAACGACGCGCGGGTATGGGCGGCAATTGCAAACCTTTGCAGACGGTCGCGGGATCCCGCGCTCGCGTAAATGGGCATCGGGCAGTATCGGCACGTCGTGAGATTTGAAACCCCCGGGCCCCCGGTACCCGATGGCGAAGGGGGCACGGTCGAATCGTGGACGGATTTACCGCCCGCGTGGAACGTCGACATACGCCCCGCGACCGTGCGCGACTTGGAACGACGGGCGGCGGGTACGATCGTCGCGAGCGCGACGCATATCGTACGCGGGCGCTATCGCGACGACGTAACGATCGACGATCGAATCGTTTTCGACGGGCGATTTTTTCGGATTGCCGGGATTGCAAATCCCGAAGAGCGCGATCGGGAATTGTTTTTATTTGCGGTCGAGACCGTCTAATCATGCCGAATAAGCTCGTACTCACGGGGATCGACGAGCTCAGGGTCGAATTGAAATCGCTTCCCGCGACCCTGCAGGCCGAATCGGATCCGATCGTGCGAGCTCGCGCGACGAAAGCACAAGCGCAGATCGTCGCGGGCTATCCCGAAGTGACCGGGCGACTGCGCGCGGGGGTCAAAGTACTCCCGCAGTCGCCCGGGCAGCGTCGCGCGGCGGTCTATACGCTCGTGAGCGACGCGCCATACGCGCGCATTCTCGAATTCGGGTCGGCGCGCATCGCGCCGCGTGCGTTGTTTCTACCGATTACGGAAACCGAGCGACGCGCCGCCGTGGTCGACGTCGTGAGTCTCGTCGAGTCGAAAGGGCTCGACGTGCGGGGCGGGCATGATTGATCCGAGCGAAGTCGAGCGCGCCCTAATCGGGAAGCTCGCGGGCGACGCGCTGCTCGCGGGGTTTCTGCCCGATGGGGTCTATTTCGATCTCGCGCCGCAAGGGTCGACGCGCTTCGCGATCGTGAGTCTCTCGACGTCGCGGGGGCTCGACGAGCTCGACGACGGGATCACGTTTCGCGCGTTTGTCTACATTGTCAAAGGGGTCACGCTCGGGACGTCGGGTAGTACGCTCGCGGGGGCAGACAAGCGGATCCAAGAATTAATCGATCGGCAACCCCTTGCACTGCCCGCCGCTGCAGGGGCGACGCTTTTCGTTTCGCGATGGGTCGACCGTATTCGGTATACCGAGACGGTCGCAAATGAGATTTGGCAGCACAGGGGCGCGCGCTACGAAATCAGCGTGACCCCCGCATAAGGGGGAAGCAATGGCACGACGACACGGTAGTAAGGGATCCGTCGAAATGGATCCCACTGGGGGCGCGACCGCGACCGTGGTCGGCGCGCTTAATTCATGGTCGCTCGATTTGTCGCGCGAGCGCGCCGACGCGACGTGCTTCGGGGATCTCAATAAGGTTTCCGTTCAAGGGTTGCCCGAGTACGAAGGCGAGCTCGGGGGCATATGGGATGAGACCGAAAGCGGCGTACTCTTCGACGCCGCGCTCGGGGATGTCGCGGTGCTGCTCAAATTGATCCCGTCGACGCTCGCGCCGACGTTTCTATTTACGGGGCTCGCGTATCTCGACGCGGGGATCGAAGTCTCGCACGACGGCGCGATCGAAGTCTCGGGATCGTTTGCAGGGGCGGGCCCGTGGACGCGTGAGCCCGTGATCCCGTGACCGATCGCGCGCTCGTCGGACGTACCGCCGTACTCCGATGGGCGTACTACACTGCCGCGAAAATCGAAGGCTATTCAGTCACGCGGTCGAATGCGAAATCGTGGTCGGGCTCGGGCACGTTTCTGCCCGGGTCGGTCGACGCGTTCAAGCTCGCGCAGCGCCCCCTGATACTCGTCGCGTTTTTCCGGGGCGGATCGTGGGAGTGGGAAGTACAGCGGTTAACAAAGCTCGACGGCGGGCGATTCGTCGCGACGCTCGGGCCCATGACGGTAAATAAATCCAATGGCAACGCGCATACGCAGACCCGAGACCGTAACGATCGCGATTTCCGGGGGCGATTCGATCGTCGTTAAGAAATTTCTCACGGCGGGGGAATTTCGCGAGCTCATTCGGTGCGCGACGCGCCCGATCAAGCTCAATGCCGAATCAGCCGCGCGCAATATGGAATTCGAGATCGACCCGAGCGAAAGCGGGCTCGCGACCGTACTCGCGTATCTGCTCGATTGGACGTTTACCGATTTCGACGGGCGCCCGATCGTGATTCGCGGGGAACCCCGCGACGTCGTGCGCGCGATTCTCGACTCGCTCGACGCGGGCTCGTACATGGAGATCCAAAGCGCGATACAAGCGCACGACGAAACGATGAGACTGTTTCTCGCGGCAGAAAAAAAAATGACGTTTGGATCGAAGCAACCCGATCCGATCTTGCAATCTGTCGGTTAATGGGTTGGACGCTCGACGTCGTGCGGGATCTACCAGTGCACGAGTACGACTTTATCGTCGACGAGATCAATCGAGACGCAGAAAAAGCGAGACGCTAACCGATGCCCCTCACCGCGACTTTCGTCGCTGATTTCACGTCGTTTATCAAAGCGGCAAACGATGCCACGACGTCGACCGACGAGCTCGTCGTGAGCGCGGGCAAAGTCGGCGCGTCAATGGACGAAATGATCGAAAAGGGGGTCGAAGCGGCGGGTAAAGTCGGGCGCGCAATGGACGAAGGGTTATCAAGCGCGGTCGACGGGATTAAAAAAGTCGGTACGCAAGTCGCTGAGTTTGCGAAAAGCACGTGGGCGGTTCTCAATTCGAAAGAGCTTAAAGCGTTTGCGAGCGATGTAACGCAATTCGCATCGGGCTACATAAAAGAATTTCAAGAATCGGAAACCGCGACGGTCGGGCTCGCGCAGGCGGTAAAGCAATTAGGGTTGCCCCCGGAAATCGCGCAGTCGTACGGGGCGATGGCCGAAAGCCTACAAAAAGTCTCGACGTTTTCCGACGACGCGATCACGAAATCGCAAACGCTATTCACGTCGATCGGGAAAATCGGGCCCGAAGCAATGGAGTCGACGCTTAAAGCGACGATGGATCTCGCGACCGCGATGGGCACCGATCTACCCGAAGCGGCGATGCTCGTCGCGAAAGCGGCAGCCAGTGACGGAGATTCAATCGGGAAGCTCGGAAAAATTCTCGGGGATACCGTGCCCGAAGGGGCGAAGTTTGCCGACGTCATGAAAGCGATCAACGAAAAATTCGGGGGTCGCGCCGCCGCCGATCTCGAAACGTCGGCGGGGCAAATGAAAAATCTGAAAAATCAGATGAGCTCCGTTAACGAGCTCGTCGGGGAAGTGATGGCCGATAACCTGAAAACGCTGCTCGGGCTTTTTAAGGCGATGCCCGAAGGGATGCAGACGTTTGCGCTCGGGCTCGTCTCGGTCGGGTCACAAATCGCGCCCGTGGTCTCGTCGTTAACGGGGCTCGTATCCCTGCTAAGCACGACGGGGCTCGGGGCGGGCATCGCGTCGGCATTTACGACGATTCTCCCGTTTCTCGGGCCCGTGGGATTGATCGCGGCGGGGGTCGCGGCAGTGTACTTCGCGTGGAAATATTGGGACGATATCGTCGCGTGGACGAAGCGCGCGATCGATTCGATTTGGGGTTTCCTGAAGTACCTATGGGAAGGGTTCAAGCAAACCGTAACGATCGTCGATAAGTTTGTCGCGAGCATAAAAGATTATCTCGTCGGGCAATTAACCCGCGTGATCGATTACGTACTCGGGTTGCCCGGGAAGGTAATCGGCGCGTTTAAGGGGATGTACGATGCCGTCGTCGGCAATTCGTACGTGCCCGATATGATCGACGGGATCGCGCACGAATTCGGGCGACTCGACGCGGTAATGGTACGCCCGACGTTCGATTCGATAAAGCTCATCAACGATAAATTCCAAGAATTTCAAGCGGGCGGGGTCGGGCTCGGGCCCGTGCGCCATATCTCGGATGCGTTTAAGCTCGACCCGTCTGGTACCCGACTCGTCGCGAAGGATGCGGGCCCCGCATGGGGCGCGCGCACGGGATGGGGCAATGCAAACGTGACCGTGAATATGTCGGGAATGCTCGACTCCGACGATCCGCAAACCCGATCGCGCGTTTCCGATCTCGTCTCGAATGCCGTTATGCAGGGAATGAGAAACGGGCGTCTGCTCGGGACGTCGTAACGCGATGCCCGTCGATCCGTCTGCCATCATCGTAAAAATCGGCGGGGCGTTTCTCACGCAATTTGCCCGCGTCGGTCGCGTGCGAATCGACGATCTGCTTAACGACACTCCAAATACTGCCGCGCTCACGCTTGTTTTTGCACAGCGGGTCGGGCCCCCGAGCTCGGGCGCGTTTCTCGATACCGCGTTTGATTCGACCGCGTTTCAAACGGCTTTCCAAGCGTCGACGATCTTAAAACCGCCGCCCGTAAACGTCGGCGCGCCGATCGCGATGTATCTCGGGGAAGTGAGCCCGTCGACGCAGATATTCGGCGGGCAGATCATGACCCGCGAGCAATATGCCGAATTCGATAAACCCGAGCATGTACGATTCGATCTAACGTGCGTTGATTTCACGCGCCGCTTGAATCATCGCAAGGTCACGCGGGAATACGCGGCGCAAAGCGCGACCGCGATCGTACTCGACGTGATCGCACGGTACGCCCCGGGCATAACGACTGAGCACGTACAAGCGGGGCTCGGGTCGCTCGACGGCGGGATCACGTTTACATTCGAAGAGGTTTCGCGCGCGCTCTCACGCATTGCAGAAAAAATCGGCGCGTACTGGTATCTCGATTACGTCGGGGATCTGCATTTCTTTACGGGCACCGAACCGGGCCCCCCGCCCGCCGCGCTCGTGCCCGGGGGTGACTTTGCCAATTTCAAAATCTCTGCCGATCTCTCGCAAGTGAGAACCCGAGTAATCGTCGAAGGCGATGGGGCGACGGTGCTGCTATCGCTCGACGCGGGAAAGGGGGTCGGGATCAAACCGATTTCGCAGACATCCCCCTTCAACCCTGCAGGGGGTCGCGCGAAAATCGGGCCCGATCTCGTGACGTACACCGGGGTTTATTCGGGCGGCGCGAAAACGAATACGGTCGGGGTCGGGTCGGGGGGAACCCCGCCGCCCGCCGCCCCGTGGGCGCCCGTGGCAACCCCTGCAGGGCCCGGGGTTATCGGCGGGCTCGCGGGCGGGCCCTATGTGTACGCGGTCACGTTCGAAACGGTCGACGGGTCGCGCTCGACGCTCGGGGCGAGCTCGGCGCCCGTGTCAATTGCGCCCGCGTCGAATCCCCCCGCGACGATATGCGGATACCCGTCGATCCCCGCACGGGGCCCGATCGCGTACGGGGTCGCGTCGGTGTATGCGACGTCATTTGTCGACGCGTCGGGGCGCGAGACGGTCGCGACGCAAGGGGGCAACCCGATAAGCGCTCGCGCCGTGGCGAATCCCGACGCGCCCCCCGTGCTACAAGCGGCAAATCTCTCGGGGGCTATGGCCCCCGGGACGTACCACTATCGGCAGACGTTTCTCACGGCAGCGGGCGAAACGCTCACCGGAAACCCCTTACAAGTCGGAATCGTCCCGGGCACGGGCGGCGCGCGGATCCTGCTACAAACGCGCCCCGATGGGGTCGCGACCACGGGCGACGGGCGGATCGTCGGTCGTCGACTCTATCGGTGCAGCGTCGATCTCACAGAGCCTTGGCGGCACGTCGTCGACGTCCCGAACAATACAAGCGGGGTCACGGTCGACGATACGCGCTCGGATGCACAATTGCCCGCGCGACAATTGCCGCAGTTTAGTACCGCGACCGATAGCGAAGCGGCAGTCGTGACCGTGCCCACGTCGATCGACGCGCGAATCGTAAGGCGTCGACTGTATCGAAAGGATGGGGCGGGGGAGAGTCGACTTATTGCCGAGATTCCCGATAATGCGACCACGACTTTTAATGACGTCGCGGTCGCCCCCGGGGGTAATCTCGCGCCGACCGTCAACGCGATCACGACGGGCGCGATCGGGGTTTCGGGTATCGCGATCGGGCCTGCAGGGACGGCGCGCCGACGGGTATTTCGCACGACGGCGGGGGGCTCGGAATTTCGCGAGCTCGCGAGTCTCGAAAATAATACGGTCACGACGTTAACCGACGCGACGCCCGACGCGAATCTCGGGGGGTCGCCGTTGCCCCCGCAAGGGGGCGGGGATGCGAGCTCGGCGCCGCCGACCGCGATCGGCGCGCCCGAAATGCGCGTCGCGTCGGTCGCGGGGTTTCCCGCGATCGGATGGGTCGCGGTCGAATCGCAAGTGATTTTCTATGGGTCGGCGGGCACGGTCGGCGGGGCCCCGTTTCTGCAGGGGATCCCGACGTCGGGCCCGGGGTCGATCACTGCCGAGATCCCCGCTGGTACCGTCGTAACCGCCGCCCCCGCGCTCGTCGGAGTTAGCCCCGATACAAAAATCACAGCGGGCGACGCGGTGCAGTTAATCGTACAAGTCGACGACGTACCCGCTCAGCAAGCGATCGCGGCAATCGAAGGGGGCGACGGGGTAATCGAGCATTACATACAGGATCGACGACTGAGCGAAGCGGGGGCGCTCGCGCGCGGTCGGGCGGATCTCGCGCTCTTTAAAACCGTCGAGCTCCGTTTGTCGTACACAACCCGCGACCCCGAGACTAGAAGCGGGCGAACGGTGCACGTCGATTTGCCCGCGCCGACAAACGTCGCGGGGGATTTTCTTATACAGCGGGTCACGATCGACGATGTGAGCTTCGCGAAAAATCATATGCCCCGCCGCGCGGTCGACGCGTCGACGACTCGGTTTTCGTTCGACGATGTACTCGCGCGGATCCTATTGGAGCAAGCCTAATGAGCGACGTACTGCGGCACCGATTCGTCTCGCAAAAACCCGACGGGCCCGACGCGACGCAAATTCAGCCGTCGTCGTGGAATGACGGTCACGCATTCTCGGGCGGCGCGGCGGGGGATGTACTCACGCGAGACCCGACCGACGCGGCATACGGGGCGATTTGGAAACCCATACCGCCCATACCCGAGCCCGTGGGATGGGTTGCCTATTCTCCGAAGTGGTACATCACTGGCGTCGGCGAAGTTACGCAGCCCGGAAATCACGTTGTCGACGCGCAGTATTACCGCACTGCCGACGTTGTTTTATTTCAGGTCTTATTGACCGTCGGATCTGATCCGCTACCGATCGGGCAATGGGCATTTTCGTTTCCGTTCCGATCGACGGCGGTAATTTCGCCCGCTGTGGGGATGTGTCATTCGGGCTTTCAGGGCACGGGGTTTCCATTGTTTAGTGATGCGTTTGCGGGCGACGATCGATTTCGTCTGCATTTTTTAAACGCGTCGCTCGTGATCGCGCCATTCGGGCATACGGTACCCGCGAATCTCGGGCCCGGATGGTATGTCGAAATGCGCGGGAATTATCGGGCAGCGTAAGAAAAGGGGCGTGCTATGGCGGTCGGATACTCTCCCACTAAACCGGAAATCGACGCGCGCGCGGGCGATATCGCTCGACGGTTTCAAGCCGCTTTTGATGACGTCGCGACGATGAGTGGATTTTTATCGCGCACGGTCGATCAAGATTTGATCGCGCTCGGTTACTCGACCGCTGATGTCGCGGATCTTAAAACGGCATTCGCGGATCTCGCGCAATTGGGGCGCATATGGGGCGGGCTTGATCCCCTTGCGGCACCGAAAGATTTTCGCGTTTTTGTTTCGCGCTTATGGGGCGTCGGATCGTTTTGAGGGAAGGCGCCCCCGGGCAGTCGGCGCGCCCCGAAGAGCTCGACGACGTGCCCGGGACGGGAACGCGCACGAGACCCGCCGACCCCGCACGCATGGCGCGCCGCCGACTCTATCTCGAAAGGGGAACCCGTGATCACGTTTCTTTTTCTGCTCGTGATTCTCGGCGCCGTGCTGTTTCTCGTCGAGCAATACGTACCGATGGCGCCGCCGTTTCGCGTCGTGCTTCGCGTCGTCGTCGTGATCGGGCTCGCGTGGTATCTGCTCGCGCTCTTCGGGCTCGCGCCGCCGATGCCCCGGTAGAAACAACCCCCGAAACGAGCTCGTCGAGCGCGCCGCTTTGTGCTCACTTTGTGGGCACACTTTCGCCCGATTTCGCTCGCATTTGAGACTATCGGGGG